ATCAGCCTAGAGTCAGGAACTGACTCTCGAGATTCTGTTGCCTCTTACGGGTCATTATCAGATTCTGTGCTCAACCGAGCCGAGTCGCGAGTCTTGGAGTACTATGGTCCAACGGGTCGCACTCGCTTGTTCGAAGCGCATGGTATGACGGTATACGAATTGGCGCGTCAGATGGACGATGACGAGGAGAATGGAGAAGAGGTAGAAGGGGATGACATCCCAGATGTCATTTCTCGCTTCAAGGCAAAGGACAGCCGTCGGCCTAAGCCGAAGGTAGTCATTGAGTCCCGTGACGCAGAAAGTCTCACAGGGGATTTAAACTTAACCAGGGCAGCTTTCCAGTTGATCAACGCCAATCCGGCGGTGGTTCTGGAGGAGCTGCCCATGTGGAGCGACCTGTTCACGTTCTCCCAGGACTTTGTGCGCAACTACCAAAACGCATTGCTTGTGGCTACCGCCGCGGGCAGCGTGCCACCACCGGTGGCCGAGCCGTCTCTTTTGCGAGAGGCGTCTCCGCCACTCCCTCAACTGGGGAAGACCGCATTGGTTCCCCCGCGCAAGCGGGAGAAGACTCCATTGCAGGTTCCCCAGCTGAGTATGACGACGGTGATGGAAGGGCGCACGACGGCCGTGTCGGGATCAGACCGGAAGGGACAGGGGCAAGTTTCCGTTTCAACCCAGATTGCGATGGAGGAAGTTCATGCCCGACTGGCTCTGGTTCCCCCGGGGTTGGATGCCCTAGGCATAAAGGCGTGGTTTCGGGAGAGGACGGCAGACGCGAGGTCACTAACCGCGTTCTGGCAGACTCCCCACGGTGTGTTGATTCTCCGCAGTCTAGGAGCCTTGGCCACAGTGCCTGGGCCCGTGACTACGGAAGAGAAGCCATGCGAGGCCATGTCCTTGCCGGAATTGGTTCCGTCCGCTCAGCCTCCAAGGAGGAGCGGGCCGAAGAAGAAGGTGAAGGCGACCCAGGCTACCAGTTCCTAGGTCGAGTGTCAGCTGTAAAGCCAGATCCTTTTGTAAAGCCAGCACCGGCTATGTCTATAGGCAAAAGTTATGTGCCAGAGTTAAATAATTGGCACGTACCAGACAAATCTGCAGAAGCAGCGGTTAGGAGTTTTAAGATTCAGTACGCTTCGTTCGCCGCTGGGGCCCATGACCCCCCACCCGCGGAGAAGTTGGAACCTGTCTTGCAGGCTATGGTGGAGGAGTACCCGAAAGTCTACTTGGATGTTGGCCGTTTGGCTAGCATTCTAACCGATGAGTTGGCGAATGTCAAATTGACAGCTTCACCGGGCCTCCCTCTTATGAGGGATCACCCGACCAATGCGGATGTGTTCAATAACCTCGGATACGATCATGTACATGCGGTAGTGATGTGCAGGTTGGAATTGTTGACGGAGTACACCGTTGACCAAATCAAGGCGATGTCAGCCGAAGAGTTGTGTGCTGCAGGCTTGGTAGACCCCGTCAGGGTGTTTGTCAAGAATGAAGTGCATTCCACCAAGAAAGTGGATGAGGGTAAGTACAGACTCATCATGTCAGTCTCGCTTATTGACCAGCTCGTAGAGCGAGTCATTAACGGAGCGTTGGATCGCAAGGAAATAGGCCAATGGTCTGACCTGCCTTCCAAGCCCGGAATGGGGCTGCATGATGAGGGTCTGCAATGTTTGTCAGAAACCTTCAAGGCAATGGAG